AAGGATGTAAGTCTTTTTGAAAAGATTGGTTTGGCTGCTACCGCTCAAAAGTATTGGTCTGATAATGGAGTATCTGTAACTTTATCATTTGATAAGGAATCTGAGACTAAGCATATTGCTCCAGCACTACATATGTATGAGGGTCAATTAAAGGCAGTTTCATTTCTACCTATGGGTAATAAAACTTATCCTCAACAACCATATACAAATATTACAAGAGAAGAATATAATTCTTACGTTGGAAAAATTGGTAAAATCGATTGGTCCGCTATCTATGATGGCAAGGATAATCTTGACGCAGAGTCTGAAAAATATTGCTCAACAGACGCTTGCGAAATTAAATTATACTAGCCTTCATCCTGCTATAATAAGGGGATAGGAGAACTATGGCCAACCCGTCTAATTTATATGCAGAAAAGATATTTTCTGAGCATCCTCTGGCGCTATGGGCTTTGGATCAAACTGTTGACTATATAAGTTTATTTGATTTAGATTATCAAGATATTCAAGATTTTTGGACGGTAAGTGGGGCAACCGCCTCTTTAGAAACATCAGATGTAGACGCACCATTTTCTACAGTAGAAGTAAATAAACTATTAGGAACTGTTCCCACAGGAGCAACTGCAGATATTGTTTGCATCAGCCCAGAGTTAGTAAACTTTTCAGATCTAAATACAGATCTTGGTACATTCTGTGTAGGTGCTCACATATACGTTGACAGCGTACACATAAACTCTATATCTATTGGGTTTGAATACACAGACACAACAACAGCAAGTGTAGTTCAAAAATTAAAAACTTATGAAAATCTTACCGAAAATTCTTGGGTTTTTGTTTCACAAACTTCAGAAATAGTCAGTGAAAATACAACACTTAGGGTTGTAATAAAAATAACTTCTGAAACTGGTGGAGCAACATCCTCTGACTACTTGTACTATATAAATGGAATTAGTGTTGGTCAATGGTCTGAAGAATTTAACTATCAATCACTTGGGGTTGTCCCAATATCAATGCCAGCAACAATAGCATTAACTTCAGATCAAGTAATTCCTTCACCAGCCTACGGAGTGTCTGGAGAAAATGCCTATCATATAGTTTCAGATAATAGTCTTTTTGCAAAAAATACAAGCATACCTCTTGTTTATGGAGCATCAAATATAACAACTCTTAGAGCAAATCCTAGCGGAGAACCATCTTTAATTGTTCCAGGAAAAGGTTTTTTAAATAAAGTTGGTCAATATAAAGACTATACCGTAGAGTTTTGGGCAAGAATAAACTCAGACTCTCCTACATCTAAAAAAATATTTGGTCCAATAGCATCAGAAGATGGGGTTTATGTTGATAACGGGTTTCTAACATTAGTAATAGGTAAAAACTTTTCATCTCATTTTGTTGGAGAGTGGTTTAGACCAATGCTTATTCAGATTAGATTAATTAGGAATGCTGCAAGTTTAATTTTAAATGGAGAAGAAGTTATATCTTTAACAATTGAAACAGATAATCTTGAACTACCAGAAGAGTATAATCAATCAAATAAAAACCAAGACTGGCTAGGATTTTATGCATATGATGATATCACTCCAATTGATATAGATTGTGTTGCTATTTATTCTTATCAGGTTCCTATAAATGTAGCAAAAAGGAGATGGGTTTATGGACAAGGAGTTATTTCTCCAGAGGGTATTAACTCTTCTTACGGAGGAACATCTGCATTTATTGATTATTCTTTTGCAGATTACACCGCTAACTACAGTTATCCAGATTTTGCTCAATGGCAACAGGGGTCTTTTGATAATTTAACAACAACAACAAAGGTTTTAAGAACTCCTGAATACGAACTTCCAGAAATTTTTTTATCAGATAAAACTTTAATCGAATTATATGAAGATAATAAATCAATTCAAAATAGTGTTTCTGGACCAATTGATGATGAAACCTTTATAACATTTAGGCCTAACAGTTCTTGGAATACAAAAACTTGCTATTTTAACTTTGATAATTTTAATATTTTAAATACCAAAGTGGATTGTTTTTACGGTGTATTTAGTAATCACAACCTTAACTCTAATCAAACCTTATTTAAAATTTATAATTCTTTAAACAATAATTATTTTTCAATTCAGCAAAATCAAAATGTAATTACCTATAACCTATACTATAACGATGTCAATCAAGTAATCTATACATCTGAAGTTATTGAATCCCATCAACTATTTTCTGCAGGTATTAATATAGAGTTATTAATAGAAACTTTTGGCGGGAATGTTTCTACGTTTTTTGGTAGTCGAAATTCACTTAAAGTTTATATAGGTGGAGATGGCTCTTTAAGCAAAACCTTTTTAGGAAAAATGTATTCTATTGGGTTTGCTACAACAAAAAATACAACCCTTATATCTGATTATTTTAATTCTGACGGTATAGCAATTTTTGACGATATGTCTGTTTCTGGTATTACAGAAGAAGAGAATGCTATTGCATTATTCAATCATTTATCAAGTTACACCCTATTACCTATAGAAAATTATGATTCTTACTTTTTAGATATAGGCGTCTCTGGATCTTGGCAAGACTATCTACCGCTTTCTTATTTTGCTCAGTTTGTAACCAATGACGTTGGCAATCAATTTTATGATTTAGATTTTTTACAGTTTAACGTAGGTGTTCCGTCACCAACCTCTTTAATAGAAAATGAAACTGTTTCAGCCTGGACTTACGCAGATTTATATCAAAATTATTTTCAACCAACTCAACAAACATACTATCAGTTTGACAATCAACTGCTAACTGGATGGAATAATTACGAAGATGCAAATCAAGATGCTGTAAAAACTTATGAATATGACACCACAGACTCTGCAGTTAGATGTTATTTAACTTTTCAATATATTGAAGATGGTGCTAACTTATTAGATAGTGATTTTACCATTACTCAACCAGTTTTACGTGACTCTATTATTGATGTAGATGAATATGAAAATTGGGAAACAACAAAGTTTGAAGTTGTAAATAATGCAATAGTTTATCCAAGTAAAACTGTAGATTTTAATGATCTAGCAATTGTTTATCATTTAGAATTTAAAGTACGAGGAATATTACATAAACCAATTCTATTAAATAGACTTCAACTTGCTTCTCAAGCATTTAATGATAACTCGTTTAATCCTGTTGGAACAAGATTTGGGGTTGACTTATTTCCTTACAAGCGTTCAGGAATCTATTATGACTATAAATCTAAAAATCCTTTTACTATTTATAAAGGCACTACGCCATATCTTTATTTAACAAAAGACTCTGGAATTCAAGTTCGTGGAGATATTCTTTCTTTAGAAGATCGTGGTATTTCTTTACCAATAAATCAGGCATTGTCTTCAGATTATCTTGTTAGTGCAGTACAACTTTGGCTTAGATATTCAGAAGATGAATTTCCACCAGTTCCAACAGAATTGTTTGAGATTATTTACAAGGAAGATACCTTTAAATTTTACATAGTAGCAGATAGTGACACTGGATCAAGAGCAAGAGTTTTTGCAAAAAGTCTTTCAACTGGTCAAATAGTTGATGATTTTCAATATTATTGGAATGGTCTAGAAGTTAGAGAGCCAATCCTTACTTCTAAAGAATGGGGAGTTCTTGGAATATTTTTTTCTACCGCACTTAACTTTGATGAATTTTTAGGAGCAATTAATATTAATGGTCCCGTACTGTTTAATAATGTTGCATACTATCAAGCAAATAATTTACGACAAATTCAGGGAACAGTTACAAGGCCTTGGCTTAGGGTAAAAACAGAGGATGCCGTTAACTTTACGTGGTCCTATTGGCAAACAAATAAGACTTGGTATGAAACATTGGTCATAGGATCATCAAACTTGTATGGAGTAAGTCCAGGAGACATCTATCGAGCATACCTAGGCACCAACAAAATAATATTTGATGATGAAAGTGTTTTAAGTGTAGACTCAGACAAAATGCAAATATATCAGGATGTAACTTGGTCAACGACTGTCGCTTCAGCCCTATAATATGCTATACTGATGGTTATGAATAACGATATTCTTAAAAAAGTTGGCAATGTCCGACGCAAAGTAATAGAAAAAGACTACAATTGGGGTCTTTATGTATACCAAAAATCAAATGGCTCATGGTTTACTGATGGAAACGGTAGCGTTTTAAACATACCATCAAACCGTGGAGACATTTCAAAAATTTCAGAGTTAAAAAAAGCGGCATTGCATTATGGCGATGATGGTGAAGGCAAGGTAGTTTTTGTCCCTGGACTTACAAGAATTAGCGAGGAAGAGCATTCTGAACAACTAGATAGAATGAAGAATGGCTTAATTCCTTCCATGAATGATCATGGTGCTTGGGTAGCAGCACGACAAACCTATGATAAGCATGGTAGCGATGAGTGATGATTTTGTAAGGGTTGCGCTAAATACGCAAGACGAAGAAGAGAATGTTTTTGCTAAACAAGATCCCTTTAATAAATCTTGGGATGATTTAAAAGATTTAACTGGCTTAAATCAAAACTTCCGCAGAAAAACTGCAAGGAATGTTACAAAAGCAATAAATTATGCAACAAGTCAATACTTAGATTCTGCTAATGCTATACCATCTGGAGCAGATGTAGGATCAAAGGCTATTAATCCTGGCACGGTATATCGAAATGGTTACGGACTATTTGACGTAATTACTCCTCCATACAACATGTATGAACTAGCAAACTTTTATGACACATCATTTGCCAACCATGCTGCTATTGATGCTAAGGTAGAAAACGTAGTTGGTCTTGGTTACCGTTTTGATATTGCAGATAGGACAATGCTAAGGTTTGAAATGAGCGAAGATCAAGCAGCGGTTAATCGTGCTCGTAATAGAATTGAAAGAATGAAATTTGAATTAAAGGATTGGTTAGAAAATCTTAATGATGATGATTCCTTTACTAAGACAATGGAAAAGTTTTACACGGACGTTCAGGCAACTGGTAATGGTTTTCTTGAAATTGGCAGAACAGTAACTGGAGATATTGGTTATGTTGGTCATATACCAGCAACAACCATGCGTGTGCGTCGCCTACACGATGGCTTTGTGCAAATCATTGGAAATTCAGTAGTTTACTTTAGAAATTTTGAGGCTAAAAATCCAAACCCAATGACAAATGATGCACGTCCAAATGAAATTATTCATTACAAAGAATATTCTCCCCTTAATACATTCTACGGTATTCCAGATATTATTGCTGCCATGCCATCACTTATTGGAGATCAACTAGCATCACAATACAATATTGATTATTTTGAAAACAAGGCTGTCCCAAGATACATCGTAACCCTAAAAGGCGCAAAACTATCTTCTGACGGTGAAGACAAGATGTTTAGATTTTTACAGACTGGACTTAAGTCTCAATCTCACAGAACCCTATACATTCCACTTCCTGGAGACACTGAAAACAACAAGGTTGAATTTAAAATGGAACCAATTGAGAACGGTATTCAAGAGGGTTCATTTAAAGAGTATCGTAAACAAAATCGTGACGACATTCTTATTGCTCATCAAGTGCCAATTTCTAAACTTGGTGGTGCTGATTCAGGCATTGCAGCAGCATTATCACAAGACCGTACCTTTAAAGAGCAGGTATCTCGTCCAGCACAAAAACACCTTGAGAAGGTTGTTAATAAGATTGTTCGTGAAAAGACGGATATCCTTGAACTTAAGTTTAATGAACTAACCCTTACAGATGAAATTGCCCAGTCTCAAATTATTGAACGCTATGTAAAAACACAGGTAATGACTCCAAATGAGGCTCGTGAAAAGTTAGATCTTCCACAAAGAGTCGACGGAGATGAGCCATTTGTGATGTCTCCACGACAAGCAACTGATACAAGGGCTAATTTGGCAGGGAACCGTCAAAGAGATGCAGAACGAACAAACAACAACTCTGACTCTCCTACAACCATCTCTGGTCGTAATGCACAGGGTGAAGGTCGCTCATCTCAATAAATGAGATAAGCATAAAAACATTTGGTATAATGGTAACGATATGTTAATAAATAAGGCTCATTGGGAAACTACTGGCGACAGCGTTCGCCTATCAATGCCTATTGGTAAAGTAGACATAGAGCGTCGCATGGTTTCTGGTTTTGCCACTTTAGATAATATTGATAAACAAGGCGACATCGTAACAACAGAGTCAAGCGTTGAAGCATTCAAAAATTTTAGAGGAAACTTGCGTGAGATGCACCAACCATCCGCAGTTGGAAAAATTGTATCATTTAAAGAAGATCGTTATTTTGATCCATCAGTTAAGAAATTTTATAGTGGAGTGTATGTTTCAGCATATGTTTCAAAAGGTGCACAAGATGCATGGGAAAAGGTTTTAGACGGAACATACAAAGGTTTTTCTATTGGCGGTAACATTAAAAATTGGGATGATGCATACAACGAAGAATTAAGCAAAACCATACGTGTAATTAAAGAATATGATTTATTCGAGTTGTCGTTGGTTGATAATCCTGCAAATCAATTTGCAAACATTGTATCTATCGAAAAGGTAGATGGTAAAAATGTTGTTAGTGGATATCTTTCAAAGGCAGAAATTGAAAATGTGTTTTGGGATTCAGAAACTGGAATCGTTATGGTATCAGAGTCTGAAAACGAAACAAGCCCTACATCAGGAAAGGCAATGCAAAACATTGGCTTTATTGAAAAAGGAGATAAGAATAGTACAGAAACAATAAAGTTCTTAGTTGATAGTGCTAAAGGCATTAGTACAATTAAGATTACAAAGGAGGTTAGTCCTATGACTGAAACAACAGAAGCAGTGGTTGACACTGCAGTTGAAGAAGTACAGGTCGCTCCAGAGGCACAGCCAGTAGCAGTTGAAGAAACTGTTGCAGTCGTTGAGGAAGCACCAGCAGTTGAAGAACTTGCTCTTGCTAAATCTGACGATGGTAGTGCAAATTCTTCTATTGAAAAAACAGAAGAGGGAGAAGTTGTTGCAACTGAAACCGTTGTAGCAAAGTCTGATGAAGTAATTGTTGAGGCAATTACAGAAATCAAAAATTCTCTTACAAATGCCTTTGGCGATTTAGCAACAACC